CGACTACGCCAATGGCAAAACTGAGATCTTGATTCATTCTTTCCAGTCCTTGCAGGCCATGGTCACATACACAATAATTGCTGCCAAAATCATACAAGAAAATATCAGCATGATTAGTTGTAACCTTTTATGTTTTTGCCGTCGGTCCGGGGATTGCCTTTTGCGTGAGCATCTTGTAATCGATTACGATCACGTTCGGGTGGTAGTGGGCCACAGCCCAGCCTTTTCCACTCATCTTCTGAGTAGTAATATCGTTCTACGGGTTTACGTGGTTGTTCCATAGTGTTTTTATTTATTAAATTCATTATAACACCTTATAAGTTGTTGGGCAATGAATTCATGTCCTTTTTTGGTAGGATGTGCATGTTTTTGGCTGAGATAATTTTTTTCAATCAAAAGTTTGACTCGATGATCGGGGTATATTGGATCGGCCATAAAATCATCAGGACTGTCGATGCTTTCATGTTGACACATCAAACTGAGCATGTCATTGTTGTATAATTCTGATCCAAATAGGACTTTTTTAGGCAATGTTTTTATCATCATATTGTGTTGATTGTATTGTTGAAACACAGGAAAAAACAGATGTTCAACGTGATTTGTAGCAAGGTAGGCGGACATGGTCAAAATCTTGTTGGCCAACAGTTGTAATTGCCATCCTTTGTCCCAATGATGTTTGAAATAATATTGCATTTCTTTGGCACTTTCGTGTTTGGGATTTGTGCCTTGCATGTAGTCCCACGGAGCATCAATGCGATTACAATACAGTTCCCAACGATATATGCTGGTAATGCCCCAACTTACAAATACACGATTGAATTTATGTCGATTGCGTTCTACAAATTCGACCATGAGTCTGGATTGTGTATCATTGTTGCTACCAGACAATGAAAAGTTTACACGATTTGGAATTTTTAAATAATCAGCCAGCAGTGCCATGTAGCTGTGTGTGGACAAAAATTCTATGTTTTCTTTGTAGTGAGAATCAAACGGATAAGGCTCGCTGGGATCCGACCCCCATGCACGACTCCAACTGCATCCAAACTGCACAAATAGATCAGGCTTGCCGGAATCAGATCCTTGTTGATAAATTTTATCTAGATCATATCCTTGCAGATCAATGTTGAGTTTATTTTTCATATGTAAATGGTGGGCCTCCCGTGAGTCGAACACGGCACCAATGGATTATGAGTCCACTGCTCTAACCAACATGAGCTAGAGGCCCTAATCAATAGTGTATTATCTTATTCAATAATTGTCAAGAAACTTTTTTAGATTCCCGTATAGATTGACCATAACTGCTTCTTTGCTACCAAAAAATATCAATTTTTTTGGTATGCCTTTTACAGATAAAATATAGTAAGGTGTTTTTAATTTACGATCCAAGGCCAGTATCATGCGTTGATCAAATCCCAATGGATCACTGATTTCAAAATCATAGTGAGTAAGATTTAATAGTACACGAAAAGCATGATATCCCTGTGAGGTCAATCTCATGCCACCATTGCGTCTTATATTAAACCACCAGACTTTCCTGGCTTCTTCGATAGTGATCGCATCCGACTCTGGTAGTTGATTTACCAGTTGCCGAGTCAATTCAAGTTTGTCACGCACACTAGGGGTATATCTGGTCGCCAACTTTGAGCAACACCACAGTAAATTTATCTGTTTTGAATTGAGTGTTGAGTTTGCGAGCAAGATTTTTAGCGTGTCCTGGATTTGAAAAAGAAACTTTCTTGTACTTGGGACCAGGATACTGTACCAGAAGATTTGATGTTTTGAGATTGATAGGTTGATTTTGATAGAACACTGCCCACACGCCTTCGCTGGCTAACACCTGCTCGGTTTTGTAGGTAGTTTTGTTTGTGAGCTCAATCAGCACATTTGGTTTAGGTCTACTCATACATTTATTTATGCCAAAATGTATGTATATTTAGAATGTACCACCGTTCATTTCTACCGTGATAGTTTGATCCTGATCAGCGGTTTTGCGTGTTTCTTGCAGGGTTTGTAACATAATAAGCAAACGTGTAATGTCAGCATGCAGGTCTTTTGCGTCGGTCATGCTCATAATAAAGTCTTTGGCATTGCGAGCTTCGAAGCCTCTTACTCGATCAACAAACCGTTGTAGGTGCATACTCATTGGCGTCCTCCTTGGTATAGAATGGTCCGGCGTAGGAATAACGTTGCAGTAATATCAATTTAGGATCTTGCACCACGGACCAATGACGACCTTTTTTAACCTGATACCAACCAGCTGCATACCAAGATTTTGATTTTTTAGTTTTGGTAAACAACGGTAATTTTTGTGGCACGTTCCATATACCATTATAGGTTTTACCTTTGGTGGGATAATCGTATACTGAGTGAGATGGTGACGGCGACTTGGCTGGACGCTTGCTAGGTTCAAATTGAATGTTGACTCGTTGCGCAGCCATCTTGATGGTTTTAAACTGTGCCACTTGATTGTTGATCTTGACCTGGTATCCGCCATCGCAGGCTTCAATGTTGCCAATCTTGCGATCGTTTTCCTGCAGGATCCAAAATTGTTTGTCAATTACGGTTTTTGCTACTATCATAAGGATATCCTTTCTTCCTACATTTTTCTACAACTTCTTTTGGTGCATCTGGATGCCAACCGCCCATGAGTAGGCCGCAGTCATATTTTATGGGATAGGCTTGATGATCCCGCCAGGCAGTTAAAACAATAATCAACATGCCAATGAATGCACCTGCACATAATATCGCTAGACTCCTACTATCCATTCAGCACGCCTTTGTATGTTTCGTTCATCCACCGACCAAAACTTTCGGCTGATTCCGAACATTTGTTCAGTTCATACTTGCCACAGAACTGCATGAATCGCACACCCACTTGCCCCACGTCCTTGTGGCTGATCTGTTCACGTATGGCCGCATCCACGGTGGCCTTGATGTCATTGGGTTGTGCTGTCAAATCAATCAAGGTTCTATTACGTTCATAGTCGTCCAGCACACGATGCTCCATACCATCTGGATCAGTCCAACGTTGCAACATCATGTTGTTCCAATTGTAGCCTTGTTTCTCTCGATCAGCATACGCTTCCTGGAGTCCAACTTTGTTCTTAGTGCCTTTGGTCCTGACACCAGGATATGCTGAGAACACGTTGTCCGAGCTATCTCCTCGCATGCACTTTTCAAACAGTAACCATTGCGGATCGGGAATCGTCTTGGGCTCTTTTGTTTTCTTGTCGATGACGGGCTTGCCCTTGGCATCAAAGATCCCTTCAATGGTATGTAACTCGTCAGTGATTCCATTGTACTGCTTGACATTTTCTGCAAGTAACTGAACAAAGTCAGTATCGCTCGAAATTACTACGTGTTCGTCTTGGGAGTGTAAAGCAATCCAGCGAGCTATGATATCGTCGCCTTCTGCGGTTGGACAACGTATGACACTACAGTTGGTCCTCTCACTCAAGTATTTAGTCAAAGCGTCGTAAGTTTCCCAGAACATCTTGTCTTCTTCTAGTTCATTTTCTGTGAGTGCTTGACGGGCCACAGCACGGTTGTTTTTGTAAGGCTTATACATGTCCTTGCGCCAGCTACGCCCTTCTAGGGCAAATACCACATGATCTGCTTCAAAACGTCGGGCTACCTTGTTGGCAGCCATCAAGGTTACATGCAGGGCAAAGCCCAGTTTTTCCCAGGTATCGGCCGCGCGGAAAGCACCATGTCGGGCACGGAAGAACATGTTTGCTGTGTCAATCAGCACATACTTCATAAAAGCCTTTAGATAAATTTGTTAGCGATAATGTATTGTAACATAAAACGGTGAAAAAAGCTATGGCCATCACGCCCAAAATGCCAAGAATTGGGTGCTACAGTGTCAATACCTTGTGCTCGGATTACAGCATCATAGGTCATTTTTGGGTCATATGGTCCAATATAATTCTTGCCCCAATCTTGTTGATTGTCGATTTTGGAAAAATCGTTGTTGCCATTAAAGAAAACATGTTTGATATCTTTCGATTTTAGTTCCTGATGGAACTCCCAAATTTCTGTATGAGCTTGCTCGGTCTTTGATTTCCAATCAGTACCAATGACAAAATTTCGATATTTTTCTTGTAGTTCCTGCGGTACGTCATCAATGCCACTGGAACCCACTTGATAATAAGTGCCATTGTGGAACCACTCTTCTCTTTCCCAGGTACTCCATTGAATAATCATTAGAACGTCATCTAATTTTTGATTTGAACTTAACCACTGTTGGGTGGTTCTTATAATTCTTTGATTGCTACTGCCGCTTTCGGCTCCACAGTGAAATCCAGCTTTGATTGTATTACTTAAAACTTTCCCCCAACTAACATTCAGATTATTAGGATGAGGTGCACGACCCATGTAGAAATATTGACTGTCATCCTCAGCAAAGGCATGCAAATTTACTGCTTCTGCAGCAGCCGAATGGCTGTCACCGTTTATGTATAAAATCATTTTTCTTAGCAAATATCTGTGACAATGATTGTGTGGGCTTGACAAACTCTTCGTAGTCGGCTTGAAACAGTCCAGGGCGTAGATTTTCGTTGATAAGTTTAGCTAACACTATTTGATTGTCTCGGCTTATGTGTCCTAATCTCATATCATGATACTCTTGATAAATTTCAGCAATAGTCAGATTAGGAAAGTATGACTGAGCTTCACGCTCGCTCATATTATATAAATTAAATTCAGTATTCATGGGTGGAGGGAAACAAGGCACAATCATTATGTTATCGTGTTGGCTAACAATATATTTGACCAAAGCTCGACTGACAAAATTCTCTTGTTCCCAGTCAAACACATATTTGAGATATTCTGCACAGGCCTGATGTTTGAGTTTAAGGTCTACATTGTCTGTGTGTATTGGAGTAAATGCATTGTTGACATGATACGAATACGTGTCTCCTGGCACTTTGAAACTGAATCTTCCTGGGGTGGTCAATGCCCAAATTACTAAATCATAATCTTGAGCCTGTTGGTCTATTAGTTGCGCACTAAACAAAATACTACTGCCACCTTCACCAAAACAATCAACTTGATGACCATGATGGGTTCTTAAGAAATTAAACCAAATGTTTCCACTGTCGGCTCTCCGCTCACAAAAACTGTCACCAAACACACCCAACTTCACGGTTAGCTAACCTCAGATCGGCCATCGCCAAGGTCACGGGTCTTGACCACACGGTCACGCTCAGGATTCATAGCGTCATACTGTTCAAAGGTTTCTAAAACCACATTACGGCATACCGCAGTAAACCAACGATCTACAATGTCAGCATCGGTATCCTCGGGACTCATTTGATATCCTGCACGAATTAGATTTGCCACAAACTTGTCATTCCAATCTAATTCAAATGCTCCTTGTTGCATGTTTGCCGGGTCAATCTCTACAGAAAGCACAGCCACATAAGGTTCTCCCTTTTCGGTTGCAAGGTCTTTTTCGGTCTTTTCTTGTTGAACTTTGATTTCGGGCCGGGGAGTCTTTTTAAATTTTTTCTTTAAAAAATCAAACATATATTATTCCTCTTTAAGATTTCTAAACATGTAAAGTAAAATTGGTTGACTAATTTTCATGCCAGCCATTAACCTACGATACTCTACAAATTCCTTCATTTTACTAAATTTGTAATGCACACCTAGAGATTTTGCCATGTCCTCATTGATAAGAGATATGTTGTTGGGTATGCTCGGTCCGCAGTGTGCTAGATACAATTGGTTTAATTCATAATCAGGAACCACTGCAAATTCTTTACTGTTAAACGTTTCTTCAATCCATGATTTAATTTTTGGTAATTCGATTAGATTGTTATCAATTAACATGGTTTGAGTACGCCCGTACCAAAACACATAGGATCCTTCTTGTTTGAATATATCAGCCAACTTGTGCCACTGATTACCGTCCTTCCATTTTACATTCAAATAGTTATCGTGGATTTCGTAATCAACATCAGGATTGATTGGCTCAAATCTATTGGGGTTATAGTTTTCTAAATTTTCAGCATTGGTGCAACTTCTAAAAACACAGGCCAATTCAGTACACCCCCACATGTTAATAATCTGTTTTGGGTTGAACAAAGAAAAAATCATCTGCATTTCTTTATCAGTGGGGCCAAGTATGGTATTGATACTGACTTGATAATTCAGATCTATTGCTGTAATGTTAGGGAGATTTCTAATCCAATCATAAGGTATGATAATTCTATTGATATTGTGTTGTTTTACATAGGTCAATTGTGCTGTCAAATATTCTTCTAGCTCGCCTTGCAATAAATTATGCAAGCAATGGTGTTGTAAACAAATGCTCAATAATGGCAGTGCATAATCTAAAAACAATGCACCGTGATGTAGAGTCTTGACATGCATGCAAATTTCTTCAGGCTCGGCATTGATCATTATTTTTGCTGACTTTGCTCGAGTTATAACTTGATAATGTGTAAAATGAACCAATTTTGGAAATCCAGTGGTCCCGCTGGTATGTGTAGTAACTGCTTTGTGAGTCGAGGTAACTGGTTGATCAGGATAACAATTTTTATAAGTTTCTACTGGAACAGTTGGATCCCAATCTTCAATCCACACATGAGGCCTGTGATCAAAAAATTTAGTTGTATCTTGCGGATGACCTGGTCCATGTCCGATTACCACGTCAATAAAATCGTGAAACTTTTTAAATTCTGGTATTTGTCCATACAGTGGATTATAATCTGCTGCAAACACTGTACATCCTAGTTCCCAAGCACTTTGTAAACTTGCAACGATATAAAAAAATTCGTTGGTGTGAATAAACACTGTCTTGCCAACGGTTTTCCCATCACAGGCAACCACAAGTTGTTTTTTAAAAAAACCAACCGCACGATCTAGATCGTCGCGTGTGTAAGTTTTATTACCACGAATAATTTTATAATCTAATTTTAATAATTCTGATGCGTTGTTCATTCTTTCAATTGCCATATCAAGTGTTCAACATGATTGTGCCACAGTTCTTCAACTACAGGTGTGCCCGGTCCTGTCCATACTGCTCGACCACGATAGGCCATGGTTCCTGGCCATAATCGTCGTCCAGTAATCTCACAACGATGCGGCCATACTACTCGGCACAGTTTCCACTCAGCACGTATATAGAATGCACCATTGGGTCGATTAATACGTTCCGGTATTGGACTCATTTGCCCCAGCCGTTGCCCCATAAATCTACATGCAATCTAGGACTGTAGTTCCATCCGTGTTTGACACAGATGTCTGCGATGCGTAACTTGTTGCGATCATACGGCTCAAC